ATACCCTCTTCATCCTGATGACCCCTATCAACTCTATAACAGTCTCCATTCGCTAGAACAATTTGATCGCCTTGTTTTGGATTGGTCACTACACTTGAGTCTACGTACATCTTACCTTGTTTTGGGATGAATTGACCATGCTCCATAGACACAACACTAAATTGCTCAATCGGATCAAAAATCGCTTTAACCGTAACCGGAGTGTTGTCTATAACACTAATATAGGTAATGCTCTTTGCATGGTCATCCAAATTAAGAAAAACCGTGTTTACATCCGTGTCCATTATGTTGTGTAGCGTAGCCATTAGCTCGCTAACTCTGCATTAGAAATAAATCCACAATCAGAGTCATAGTCCTTAATTCCTCTGTGTTTCAACTTTACAACACTTGTTGCCATAACTGTTTCCTTAAACTGTTTTTGCAAAACATATGACATAAGCCAATCTTCGCTCAACATCACCGGTCGAAAGATACCGTCGTCACCTTGAACAATGTCCGTAGGAATTGCAAAATGTACCTTCTCTACCCATGATCTTTCAAAATTCCAAAGACAACAACCTGTATTCGTTCCTAGAAAGTTAGGCCAACCTGCCATTTTATAATCAAAGGTAGGCGGTAGCTCTTTAAGGTCTTTCTTGTTAATTCTACGGATCGGGTACGGAAGATTCCCAAATTTATTTTCCTCTAACCAACAAGCTGAATAGTCATCCGTGTTGTCTTTAAGCGGTACAAGGGCAGAAAGCATACCGGCATCGTACTGTATTGCAAGTCTCAACAGTTTCGTAAGCCAACCCGGTTCTGGCCTAATGTCCGCATGAAGCATACAGAACCAATTAGGTCTCGGCTTCATATTTAGAGCAAAACACCAAAACTTATTGAAACCGTGATGTATAACTGAACAACCTGCAACGTCTACTTCGTGTATGATGGATATATCCGGAGCGTTGCAAGCCTTGTGTACTGCCTCTAACGTTGTTCCTAATACGGTTCCATCATAAGTCGGCGTTGCTATGTAAACTGTTTTCTTGTCCGGAGTCATTTTTTCCACGGTCATTTTAAGCTTCTTACTAAAAGGCAACTGGTAAGATGCTAGGACAGAAGCTTAGACCTAACATAATACCAGTGCCGTTTCCTTTTAAGTTATTCGCAGCAAAGCTTCTTTTAATTGCTGCTTTCAGTTGTTAGTTATACACCTTGCTTACCGTCATCCTAAGCCAGGTAATCGTAACACTCGGAATGTCCGCAGAGGAAGCTTTCTGCAATTGGAAGAATGGTTGCACGTTGGTTGTGCTAGACAACGCTGCCATACTGAAAGTAGTACCTTCAGCAACCCTAGCACCATCAATGTAAAACCGCACATCACTTAGGCCGTTTGAGAAGTCAATCACAAACTTCTTAAATGTAGAACCTAATGTAACGCCGGTTGCTTTGTCATCGTTGTCCGTAGTACCGTCATCGGTTTCTACAACCACTAGGGTAGTGCTGGCAGTTCCTTCCATACGAAACCATGCGTGAGTTGCTACGGAGTCGGCGGTATCGTTTTGGGCACTGGCAACACCCATCACAAGCACGTCGCCAGTAGCAATACCGGCAACCTTAGCGATGAATTCTAGAGTCTTCAATTCGTTTAGTGCAAATTGAAGAACGTCACCATGATACATTGTGACAACCTGTGCTTCAACAGCGTTGTCTAGTGTAAGCTTCATGCCTACACCACTTGTTGATAGATACGTTGGCGTACCGGTTGAGGAAGTATCCTTAACCGTCCAACCGTTCATACCTGGAGTTGTCGTTAGAGCTTGTGCCCTATCGAAATTATCTCCTTGGTCAGAAGGCCAATAGTAAGCCCTTGCGTATTCAGGCATCTTTCCGTTCTCCTTTGTTAAACCTTTCTAAACACCTTTTCCGTTTGTTACGTTGAACGGAAAGCACCACGCCAGTTGTTGAAATGGAAGTTGTAAGCGTGCAGAATTTGCACCCAACGTGCCATGTTTGCAGGGTCTTCGTAGGTCGTGATTCGAGGATTTTCGTATCCCCTCAGATAAGTCATTTCACCGGTATCAATCATACTCGTAGGAGCAAAAAGATACCATTTTGCTGTGCTACTAGCATCCAACAACGGCTCTACAATAACTTGTAAAGTTGCATTGAACGGATTGTAAACACCGGCTGGTTTATTGTCACCCGGATCAAACGCCGTCAACACAAGTTGCTGTGCAGTCGTTTCCAATGCGGCAGGTACAACCAGATACCTTGGCTCCAAGTTAAGAATAGCTGGTGAAGCGGCTCCACCTGGGGTATTCTCACCAACCTGCAACCGAAAGATAGCTCTTGCAGCCGCAAGATTGGCAATGTTAAGGGTATCGGAGCTACCCAAATTGGTTTTCAAACGGTTGCCGGTTGCAGCAGAAAACAATGGTTGACCGTCTTCCATTGTTTGATTACCGGTAACCTTAGACCATGCCAAAGCATTCTCGCTACGTCCCGCCGCCGTTCCCAAAAGAAACGGAATACGGGAAAAGCCGTCTAGGTCGTCATTGATAATTGCACGGAAAGAGTAAGAAACTCTTTGGCTGTAGGCTTCAACCGCATATTTCTCTCTCACATCTTTCAATGCAACTTCTTCCGGAATGCTGTTGTCCGGTAGAATTGGAAGATTCGGCACTTCAGACATACGAATCTTATGAATATCCTTGAAGTCCGCAACCGGAGAAGCAGTCCGGAACAACGTTCCCCAAGACCAAGCCCGCTCGGTATAACCAGCGGACAAGGTTTTATTCATGGCATCCATCATCAGGTATGGAAAATTACCTGTGGTATGGAAGCCTGGAGTAGTACGAACCTTGTCACCAATTCCCGCTTGATCGTAGAAACCCAACATAGCAAAAGCTACATGAGTATCTTCCATATTACGGGAATCAATACCGTTGTAATCAAGCCAATTCCGACCGAGATCAACAAGTTTCATTCGGTCGAAATGAGTACCCTTAGACCGCTCGCCTTCAGGTAGCAAGTCTACAATCTTACGACTGGAACCTGTGGCTTTAAGGCAACGAGTATTCAAACTATTGCGAATATCCGTTCGTGCGGATTCAGCACCTTCCCGACCAAAACTAATAGTAGCCGTTCGGTTACTGTTTTGGTTGGCTTGTAGTGCTTTCAGAATGTTCTTGTCAACTTCAGCTTCCGTTGTACAACCACGCACAACTTCGGAGAGTTGGTCTTTGATGCCAAACTTCTCAAGTTCTGTTGCAGCATAGCCGCGAACAGTATCTTGCTCTTGTTGGAATTCCTTTTGTGCCTCTTGCAAAGCACGTTTGGCGTCGGCTTTCATTTGGTCAAAGTTAAGAGTTTCCGATTCCTTCCGCTGCTCTACTTCAGGTTCCTTTCTTTCCGGTTCCTTAACAGCCGGCTTTGTTTCCGGCGTTTTGGTATCCGGCAACGTACCGGCTTCAGGCATTGTGGTTCCTTTCTCTCTACGAACCTTTGCACTAGGATCAGCACCGACCGGAGTAAAGGAAACTTCCCTTAGTTCCCAATCAGTAACGACATTTAGCGGCCCGGTAAATTCTCTATTACCGATGACCATTTTTTGTTCAGGAGCAACATAGGTACGCTTTAAGATGCGATAACCTGCGGAAACATCCCGTATATGTCCTTCTTTAATTCGTGTCCAAAGTTTGTCAGCTAAACTGGAAAGATGGGCACGTCCTGTAAGATTTTCTTGTGCCTTAATATTTCTTACAGAACCTACAACAGCGTCCTCATCCCAACGGTTGTGGTTGTATAATGCCGTAACATGCCCGTCACCAAATCTAGCACCACTAATCAGAAGCGTTTCAGGAATAAAATCATCGCGTTGCCAGTCATACATCGGAACCGGAGTTTCGGTTGCAATGATTACTTCTACGCTTCTTTCGTCTTCGTTAATCGAATTTGGCGTAAACTGTGCCCTGCGCACCTGCAAATCGGTTTCTGGCCGTTGCTCGCGTTGATTGGCATGTTTTCGCAGTTTGCGTTGTCTACGTTCTTTGGTTGTCATTCTACGCTGCCTCTGTGATGGCCGTTTCCGCTTTCGGTTCAGGGTCGGGAGCCAATTCAGCCTGCAACTCCGCCATTTCCTGTGGCGTAGTAATCTGATTAGTCATCGTCGGTTCCAAAAGGTCAATAGACTGCATTTGGTTGTCCGCTTTGCTTAGGTTCAACTGTACGGTAAATCCAAGCTTCTCCATAAGCCAAGCTTCAGGCAGTTTCAGTTTCTTAGCAAAGTCAATAACCTTTTGTGTCAGCTTAAAGTTTTCCCGCCAATTGTAACCATCTAGTCTAGCTGCATCTGGCAGACTTAGTGTACCATTCTTGATTGCTTGATTGACTGCTTTGTAATCCTGCATCGGATTAACACTTTTTGCTACAGGTCCATGCCAGCTTGCATCAGATAACTGTTTTCTGTACTTCTGAAATTTCCTTCTGGCCATTGTGCGGTTGTCAAGCACACGATCAAAGTAGCCACTTCGCATACCAACATCAAGCACTTCGCAGTAAATAGGATGAGCAACGCTTGCCGCAAAAAGGGATTGCAATATCTCTGTTTCTCGCCAGCAATCATTGTCCGCTGCCTTTTCACTAGAATAGCTGCTCTGTCTGTAGTCACCATGAATACTACTAGCCTTAACACCCGGCATACCAGCCGCACAACCCCTTAGTAAGTGATTAGCAAAATCCGCTACTTCACTACTTTGTCGGCTTGGATTAATGGTTTCCACTTCTTCGTTAGGTGCAATTTGAGCAATCATACCCGGAGACATTCTGGTAAGTTTGTTTCCGTCTGTATCTGTATTACTTCCCCCGCTTGGAGCTTGTAAGCCAATTGCTTGTTGTGGAGTAACGGATTTAATCACCAAACCAACACAAGAGGCTACAGAACTTGCTACAAGTTCATTCCACTCGTATTCTTTAATGTATTGGAGTGTGCGGATTACTGGAGCAAGCCAAGTAACCCCTCGTTGTTGGTTGATTCGTTCTTTAATAAACCAGTGAATGATTTCATTCGCTGGTACTCTTACCGTTTCCTGCGGTTTTACACTGCTTAGATACAGTCTGCTGTCTTGCGGCTGAACCTTGTAAAAATGGTAAGCTTGAATTCGCATTGTTTGTTTGGAGTATTCGATACCACGGTAGATAAAGTTGTTACTCTCCGGACTAATTCTAGCAATATGTAGATCATCACTCGCTAGGCGGGAGGCTTCTATTAACTCAATCGAAAACGGAATCGGATTCTCTTCTACACCTTCAAAGTACCATTGTGATTCGTAGTGTTTCCGAATGAAACATTCGCCGGAAAGGATTGCCTCTCGTTTAATCAGACGAAGTTGGTCACCGAAATGCAGTCCGCCTTGTCCTGGAGTTCCATACCAATCAGAGTAACAAGACCATTTCTTAAACAGTTCTAAACTCGCTTCACCGAAAGCCGTAAAGTCTGCATCAGGTTCCGTATCAATATGTGGATTAGGTTCGGGATCGAAGGCAGAACCAATAACTTGGGCAACAATCATCGACACTGCCTTACGACAATGCGGATTGTCTTGCCAAAGTTGCCAAGCCCGGTCGCGAAGTATTACCGGGTCTTGACTGTCATTGGTTGCGTGAGACCCACCACCGACCCCGAACAACTCGTTAAGGCGATTGATTTGTGCAGCACTGTATTGGTTAGTAGTACCAGAAATCATCTGATCGTGCAATCCCCTAGCCGCAAGTCTTTTAATACCTGCGGTTGGGGAAATATAGCTAACAATTCTGTCTAGTAGATTAGGCACTATCTACCCTCAAAGGCCGATCCAAAATCACACCCTGCAAAATCGGAGACGTACCATTAGAACGCGAAACTTCCAATTCGGCACGTTGAATCATTCTTTCGAGAGTACCCAAAAGGGGAAGTTGATTCCGACGTGTGCCTACACCGTATTCTTGACTAAAAAGAACACGGTCTACAGCCGCGTACAAGGCAGCTAAGCGATTTGCAGGATCGGAGTCATAGGCCATGCTAACATTGTAGCATGTTTCGCGAGAAGTGCAATACCAAAAGATTACTAAACTATTACCAATTTGTTACCAATTTAGCTGTTTATGATTCTCCATACTATTTTAGCTGCTATTTTATCTTGAATACGATGAATTATTCTACAACATTCCGAATTATCCAAATCAGACAATTCTAAATAACTCAATTTATGCCATAAATCTATAGTTGCGTCTAAAACTTCTATTTCTTTTTCTGTTGCTCCTAATTTTTGTAGTAGTTCTTTCATTGTATCACTTCATCCCTACCCAATTTAATTACGGTTCCGGCTTCTATCCTATCCCCGTCATATTCTTTCCAATTCATTTTATAAGTTGTTCGTTTCCAATCAATTCCGTGCATAGCTAGTTTGTCTGTGGCCCAAACAGAATGAAGTCCTATTTTACTCAAATAATACAAAACGAAAAAAACTGGCTTAAACCACCACTTATATTTTGTGATTACGATCATTTCGGCAAATTTCGCTGATTTCATTTTGTTTCCGTTTGCGTCAAATCCACGTTAAAGTTCTCTTCAACATTAGTTTCGCCTAATTTAATGTCGTAGGTCCACCGGAAATTACAATCTTCATTGTTGCACTTGTAATATCGTATGTTACCTTTTGTCGCATAAGCTGTACCAATACCCTTTTTTCCATCCTGCGGTTCAATACCAAAACAACACGGACATTTTCTATGTTTCGGTACTTTCAAGTGTGCTGTCTTCCTATCTAGGGTCACAATAGGTTCTTTGTCTTGTTGCTCTTTCAGGAAACGTTCTTCCTGTTGTTGCTTGTTTTCTTGCTTTGGTTCTGCTTGTTTAGCCATGTTGTAGTCCTTCATTTTTATTAACCTACGTCCAAATATTGCCTACCATCTTCTCTACCAACACCACCAATAACATTCAATTGTGGCTTTTCTCCTATTAAGGCATCTTCGCCAAAAGTCATACTTGCTAAGAGTTGTATTACTTCGCAGTCTAATAAGTGGTTTTCCCGTCTGATTTCTTTCCAATGAGACGTAACCCTATTGAGGGTATCCACACGGTTAATTAAGGTTTCGGCTGTCAATTGCTGAAAATAGTTTCCGTGTATGTTCGCGGGTAAGAACCAAGCACCCGCCTCATGGTCTTGCGTGAAATATTTAAGTTGTAGCATGGTCTTGAAATAATCAGAATCAAAAGTAATTTTAGGAATTCCGTAACTGGATTGCTGAAAATAGAACGGATTAGCATTTTGTCTATTTCCAAAACCTTTAACCGGTTGGCAAAGGTTCCTACGGCAGAATTCAAAAACGGTATCTGTTCGGTAGCCTGAATCAATATAACAATGTGTCAACCGGTACGCTTTACCATCGCTCTTACACTCTTTACCGTTTTCTTTCAGATTGTTAATATAATTTCGTAATTGTGTAAAATCGCCTTGTTCATCACCCTGATCGGTAAACAAACCGTGAGTTACGTAATAACTTCTGTTGTTCTCACACCACGCCCTAAGAAGGTACCACATACAGTTTTGCTGTACGTCCACGGTTAGAACAAGTTTTCGTGGCGGATAAGGTAGTTCTCCTACTCTGTATTCCGCTCTCCTAGTAGAAATAGTTTCCACGTCAGCAACCTTTCTAACATCTTCCCACGGTTCTCCTAGTTCACCGTTATAAAAGTCTTGCATTGCATTGGTTTCTGCTCCAATGTCACTTTGTTTGGCTTTTAAGTATTTAACCGCTATTTCACCAAATTTAGTCCACGGTGCGTACAGACTGTTGACTTGGTAGCTTCTCCGTCTCTTCGTAAGTTGTTCGGCTGTTGGTTTCCAAATTCCCTTTAGCAGCATATTCTGTTTGTGTGAGTCCCTCACTTGGAATTCACAATGTTTGCATTGGTAGTAGGTTTCGGTTAAGACCTTATCTTCATTTACTAAACCATCCCTTGTATAGCATTCGTCCGGCCATTGCAAACTTGCAAATTGTAATCTTTGCTCTTTGTTGCAATTTGGACACGGTACGAAAAAATAACGTTGGTCTCCGAGTTTGAACGCTTGCCAGATTTCACCAGTTGGAATAGTTGGCGTGCTTGTTCTAACAATCTTACGGTTCCAGTAAGTTCTGGTTCTGTGAATCGCAAGAAATGGGGCACTTGCTTCTCTGTCTGTTTGCTCCTTGTATTTGTCTGTTTCATCCAGGAATAAGAAGCAAATTGGTCGGCTTGCTAGATTGGCAGGACTGTTGCTTCCCACAATTGTTAAGGTCATGTTATCGAACATCATTTCCAGATTTTGGTATAAATCTGGATTACTCGGCTTGTGTTTTGATAATACCGCACTAGAGTCAATAAGTGGCTTAATTCTAGTTTTGCTTGTACTAATAGACATTTTCTCATTAGGCATAACCAACATCGTTGGTTGTGGATCACAAGCAATAATGTAACCGATCATACAATGAAAAGCGGTGGTTCCGCCTACTTGTGTGCTTTTTGCAAAAGTAATCTCTTCAACAGCACTATTGTTCATGCTGTCTACTATTTCACACAAATAGGGAGTTCTATTTCTTAGTTGCAACGGTCCAGGATGAGCACTCTTAGCAAGGTACAAGTTGGCTTCTGACCAATCCGTCACACTTTGCCTTGTAGGCGGTTTGGTACATTCTCTTCGCATATTTTCTAGTTGTGCGAAGATTCTACTGTTTGCTTTACTTTTGTTAGGTTTCAACAAAAGTTAAATCTCTATATCTAACCAAATTTTTCTTGAATCACACACATTTTTCTTGAATCACACACCTTATGTATACCGTCAATTTCAAAATGATAAGCTTCGTTTTTAACGTGGATGTTTCCACACACTAAACACGGCAGTACATAATCAGGTTGTTTTGATTCCTGTTCTTCAATTCCCAACAATTGATTGTAATGTTCTGTTTTGTCTTTAATTACTTCATTACAACCACGTTCAAAGACACCGATCCAAAAACTTGGTTTAGCCTCTCTAAAATTACCATCAGGTTCAAATTCTAAGTTTCTTACCGTATTTCGTACTCTAGTAAGCAATTCAATCGTTTTTCTGCATTCTTCCGCTGTTTCTACTTTCTTTCTCAATTCGTTTAGTTTTGCAACATCCATCTTAGCTTCTTTCCTATTCTATTACAAAATTGTGCCCTTGGCCCTCGTCTTCCTCCGGTTCGGCAGAAACAGGAGTATCTAGTTGTGTCAAAATTCCGTCTATTTCTACCTGTAAAATCGCTTCTATTCTATCCGGATTCTCAGGGTCTATTCGGTTTGCCACCGTTCTCGGAAGTGCTAGTAGTAAGTTTCTGTAGTTTCCGTAGGTTTTCTGGAAATACTCTTGCATCTTGTGTAGTGGTATGTATTTACCTTGTTTAATTCTACGGTCTAATTTTAGCTTTCGTAGTTTTTCTAGTTCTATTGCCTTCTCTACTTCGGCCCTTGAGAGTTGGGAATCAAGAAGCTTCTTAGCATGTGCTTGTTTAGCTTCTAAGTCTTTTTGCTTTAATTCTATGTTTCTTTCACGTAGTTTGCGTGCTTCTTCTACTTGTTTCTGTTTAACTCGTTCTAGTTCGAGCTTTTGTTCTTGTATATCTGCTCTTCTATCAAGTACCTTGGCAGTATCCCCCATTAGTTATTTCACATACAAATTTTCAAATACTTTTTTACCTGTGGAACCGTGTAAATCTGATAGTGAACTCCTTTTGCCGTCAAGAACAACATGTTTTGTAAATACTTCTTTAGGAACAATGCTTTTTTGTTCTATACTGTCAAAACTTAGAATATAAAATCCTTTTTGTATTCTAAGCCAATTCCAAAGAATTTCATAATTAGAAAGTTTTCCATAATACATACCTTTTGTATTATAATATGGTGGATCGACGTACAGGCAATCATTTTCACTGGTCACTATATTACAAAAATCAAAACATCTAAATTCGACGTTTCTAATAAGCACACAATAGTCCATAAGAATCATAAATAAATCTTGGGGGTTTATCCCTGGCCGAGTTAAATGAAGAGAGGTATTAAATTCTCCCTTTGAATTATAACGAACCAAACCATTAACACAAGTTCTTAATAGAAATAAAAAATCGCTCGAATTTTTATCTTTATTAAATCTTTTTCGTATTTTATTGAATAACTGTTTCTTTCTAGGAATGTTTTGATCCATATTTAATTCTTCCCATAACGTTTTATAATGCACATACAGTTTATATGGTGTAAGCTTAATTGCCTTCCACAAGGAAATCAAATCAAAATTTATATCACTACAAATATAATTGGAAACCTGCCTATCATTTTTTAATAATTGAATCAAAACACTACCACCGCCCAAAAAGGGTTCATAATAAGTATTTATTTTCTCCGGCATTAAGGAGATTATTTTTGTAGAATACAAGTTCTTACTACCAGACCATTTTATAGCCGGAGCAAAATACATAAAGTACCCAACGTTCTGTAAAAACAGCTATTACCCTAAATTATACATCACATATAAAAATTCTTATCGGGGCGTAGCCC